TTGCAGTAACAGACCTTAGGGTTGAACTTGCTGTCTTTGGTGAGCGATATATTACTAGGGCAGAGTTTGAGAAGAAGCTTAAAGAAGGGGGTACTCAATAATGGGACTTGAAGTAGCAACTTATATCAATGGGTTGGTCACTAGTAATCCTGCGGGTACTGATGACCGTTCCCAAGGTGATGACCACATTAGGCTTATCAAGTCGGTACTTAAGAATACCTTCCCAAACCTTGATGGTGCTATCACTATTACAGATGAACAGATCAATAGTATTGCAACTCCGGGTATTATCAACTTCCCGGGTATGATTGTACTTTGGTCAGGGAGCATTGCTAATATCCCTAATGGATGGAAGCTTTGTAATGGGGTCGGTACTATCTCTAATGGAGATCCAGTTCCAAACCTAGTGGATCGTTTTATCATTGGTTCTGCTACTAACTCTGGTGGTTTAAATAACATTGGCACTACTGGCGGTACTCCTAATATCGTTTACAATGGCGTAACCACTCCAACCCCTGTAGAGTTTGCTGTTCCAGTGACAGGGTATGGTATTGGGGCTCAGTCAGGCCCAGGTACTGCTGGTAGGATGCTAATGAGTTCGGGTAGGGGTGAGGTAGTGGAGGAGTTGGAATCTGTAGCAACTGCTGCTGGTGGCCCCTTGGTAAGTACCAGTCATGCTCACTACTTTGGTGTCTCTATTACAAATGGGAACATTCCTCCGTACTTTGCAGCAGCTTATATTATCAAAAACTAAGGAGAACCTATGGCTTTGCAACGAGTGGAAGTGAGAAGCCCCGTTGGGGTAAACACCAGTGTTAGTCCAGCGAACCTTCCACTGGAAACTTGGTCACTGGTTAAGAATGTAAGCTTTAAGGATGGTAAGTCTAAGAAGTCTCAGGGGTACACCAGTACCTTTGGGACGGTTCCTTCTGACATTAACTACCTAACTTCCAATATCGCCAATGGTATTCTCTATTGGTATGAGGCTACCCCCACAGGTATCTTCCGTACTGAAGGTTCAACCCATGTTGATCTTACTAAGGCCTCTGGTCCTTACATTGGTACAGAGGATCGTGGATGGACTGGGGGTAATCTTAATACTGTAGTGTTCCTTAACAATAGTATAGATAAACCCCAGTGCCTTCGTAGGACAGATACTAAGTTTGTAGACCTCCCTAACTGGCCTGCTAGTACCACCTGTGAAGTTATGAGGTCCTATAAGAGTTACTTGGTTGCTCTGAATATCACTAAGGCTGGTACAGAGTTTCCAACTACAGTTAAGTGGTCTGCCCCTGCTGATCCCGGAGAGATTCCTTCTACTTGGGATGAAACCAACCCAGCCAATGATGCAGGTGAGAATCCCCTAGCAGATACTGGTGGTGCTATTGTTGATGGTAGGAAGATGAGGGATGCCTTTTTTATCTATAAGGAAGACTCTGTTTACTCCATGAATTATGTAGGTGGTACTTTCGTATTTAACTTTAGGCAAATCTTTGATGACATTGGTGCCCTCTCTAAGGACTCAATTGCAGAGTTCAATGCTAAACACTTTGTAGTTGGTCAGGGTGATGTGTATGTCCATAATGGTATCCAGAAGGAGTCTGTTATTGATGGTAAGATGAGGTCCTACCTTTTCTCCAACATTAGGGCTGATGCCTATAAACGACTCTTTGTAGTACCCGATTATGCTAATACAGAGATGTGGGTTTGCTACTGTAGTGCAGATAAGAATGACCTAACGGATAAATCTTGTGATAAAGCCTTGGTATGGAACTGGGATGAAAACACTTGGAGCATCCGAGAGCTTCCTAATGTAAGGTATGGTACTTATGGTATTGTAGACCCTAAGCTTGCTGATTACTGGGATGCTACTGTAGGGGCTTGGGATACCGATAGTGTGGTCTGGGGTGAAGCTAACTACAACCCCAGTAAGCTTAAGATTCTCTTTACTAGTTCTAAGAATGACAAGGTTTACGTTGTAGGTAATACCTCACTCTTTGATGGACAACCTTTTGAATCCTTCTTGGAACGAAGGGAGATTTCCCTAGGGGATGACCGAAGACTTAAGACGGTTACTTCAGTAACACCCCATGTATCTGGGGATGGCCTAATGAACTTCTATATAGGCACTTCTTATATTGAGGATGGGGCTATTACTTGGAGGGGACCTTTCGCTTACAACATTGGTAGTCAGTATAAGATTGACTGTAGGGTTGTAGGTAGGTACATCGCCTTTAGGGCAATCGTCTCTAGTGCATCTAACTGGTCCCTCAGTGGTTATACCTTAGAACTAGCCCCTATTACAGGAGAAAGGTAATGTCCTATAATCCTAGGATTCCTCCACAGGATTTAAAGGATTTACTAACGTATCTAGATGATGAGTTTATGAGGGTCGCTCAGGCCCTCAACTCTAATATCTCTGGTGAGTATCAAATCCTTTATAATGCCCCCGCTAGGGTCTTCCCGGGTCTAGTGGTATATGCAGATGGTACTTCTTGGAACCCCGGCTCTGGGGAAGGTCTCTATCGAAGGTCCCTTTCAAATACTTGGGTTAAGGTGGGCTAATGCTTGAATACTCTATTAGCACTTGGTATGAAGGTGATACTGACCTTCCGTGATATAATAACTTATAGGAGTTAATTGGGGGGCCATATGATTGTACACCTCTGTAAAGAGACATTAGATACATTATGGCCCCTAGTGGTTCCCGGATTAAAGAGGCCACTAGAGAACACATCTTTAGGTGAGTTCTGGGACCTAGCCTCTCTCCATAATCAAATTCAAGAGGGAAGCCTATTTGGTTTCTACCAAGAGTTCAGTGGGTACTCTGGGATATACTCCATAACAACCACCCCTAAGGCTACTCAGCTAACGTTCTTCTGGAGCGGTAAAGATGAGGATGCTGTAGGTCCTGTAGATTATGGGGAGGTTAATAACTATCTCCACAAAGCTGCTCAAGTGTTTCAATGCACCCATATATCCTGTGAAGGTCGTATAGGGTGGAAAAGAGTCTTAGAACCCCTCGGGTATGAAACCGATGGTTCACTATATTTAAAGAGGATCATATGAATCTATCTCGTTGGCTAGAGGCTACTAGGGGCGGTGCTACCCCAGAGGCTGCTATGGAGTCTCAGGTGTTTTGGAAAGGTGGTAGCAAAAGTACATCCACTTCCACTAGTACTCCTGCTCAGACTGCCCAGAATAAAACCCTTCTTGCAGGTGCTGATAAGTGGCTTGGTACAGGTTTTGATAAGAATTATGGCGGTAGTGAAAACTTTGATTCAGCAGCCAACCTAACCCAGTCCCAACAGGCTGGTATTACTGGTATGCAGAATACAGGCTCTACCCTAAGCGATATCTACAATGGACTTGGGGTCTCAAGCGTAGCAGACTACCTTGGACCCTATGACCCCAATAAGACTGGTCTTACTAGTGCACTTCAGGCTGCTAATGAACAATCCCAGTTTGACTTTGAGACAGGTCAGATGGGTAACATCCGTCAGGGTGCTACAGAGGCTGGTCAGTTTGGTAGCTCTAGGGCTGGTATTGCTGAAGGCCTCGCTAGGGGTCGTCTTGCTCAAGGGCAAGCTGCTACTGCTGCTAATATGGCCTACCAAGACCAGCAGGCATATAATACTAATCGACTGAACACCTTGAACAACCTTACAGGTATTACCAAGGGTCTCTCCTCTGGTTCTGGTCTTCAGTATGATGCTGGTGCTTTGGATCAACAGCAACAACAGAAAGAGATTCAAAGTCAGCTAGAGCAGTGGGGTTATGAGAACAATGTAAACCTTAATGACCTCTTGGCTTACAAGCAGCTTATCTCTGGTGACATGGGTGGCACTAATACTACTACTCAGAAGGGTGGTGGTGGAGGTAGTGGCCTAGGTTCAGCCCTTGGTTCTGTAGGTGGTTTTGCCTTAGGTAATATGATTGCTCCCGGTGTAGGTGGTATGGTTGGTGCTCAAGCTGGTGGTCCACTTGGTGCAGGTATCCTAAATGGTTAAGACATTGATCCCAAGGAGCGTAGCTCAATGATGGACTTACTTTCTAGCCTAATGGCTTCGGGCTCTCAAGGGCCTGCTAATATGGCGTCCATGGGAATGTCTACCGTTCCCACAGATGCTTCCCAGTTACGAGTACCCCAGATGCCTATGGACATTAGTTCTCTCCCAAAGGTCACTGGTGCTAATGTTGCAGCTAGTGTCCCAGAGACTATGGCAGCCCCCTCAGCATCACCTATGAGCGGCCTTATGGGGGCTTTGCTCTCAGGTGGGGTCAATGCCCTAGGTGGTAAAAAAGAAGAGCCTCAGGTGGCTCAGGCTTCCCCCTACAGGGGTGGCTCTCAATTTGATAACCCCGGAGCTGCTGCCATATCAGGCCTCAGGTTCTCTGGTGGTAATAACGCGAGGGGTTTACTGAATGGCTGATTTCTTCCCGGACCTCCCAGAGTGGGCCAAGGGTATTCTTGCTAAAGGTCAAGAGGTTGGTAGCACAACTAAAGATGTAGCTGTAAGGAACATGAAGCAAGTGGGCCCAGCTATGAAGGAAGTCTTTGGGGAACGTATTTATCCCAAGGGTCTTCCAGCCCCCGAGGTAGCAGCTAAGGCTGTTGCTAAAGGCTCTCCTATTGCTGGACTACTTGCAGCCTATGAGGGGGGCTCTGAACTTTACAATAGCAGTTTTAACCCTGCTGTACAGAGT